AGTTTGAGCAAATCCAGCAATGTCTGCGTTTGCAACTGAACCTGTTATGTTACCCGATAATATGTTAGTTAATTCACTACCAACACCTACAAATGATGAAGCAGTTATAATACCACTTGATTTAATATCCCCAGAAGTCTTACTTATAATTACACCATTCTTTCCAGCAGTGTTAGGATTTGAACCAACTTGAAAAGTTGATCTTGGATCTGTGGTTCCGACTCCAACATTTCCTTCATTGTAGATACTTGTAAACCCAAGACCGATATCAGTATCAGTCCATTGTGATGTTGGAAGATTATTTAATGTAGAACCATCTCCAAAAAATTTATTTGCAGTTATTATTCCACTACTTGCTTGTATTGTAATTCCTGTGCCAATATTTACATCACTAAATGTGCTTACTCCACTAACAACTAATTTAGAAACTGTTATCTGTCCAGATGAAATTACATCACCTTTGATGTCCAAAACTTTGGTAGGAACAGTAGATCCTATACCAACCCTCTGGCCAGCAACAACTAGAACACTATCATCAACTTTGACACCTTCACGGAAATTAAAGGTCTTTCTGATATTCGCCATCTATACTATTAGCTTTTTACTTATTTATGCAATTCCTGTGGCACTCGTTGACCCAAGAAGTTGTGATGGAGGTCCAAGATTTTGTATAACCACAGTAAATCCAGAATTTCTTCGAATTGCTGCTCCAGCAGCTCCTCCTGCACCACCTCCACCAGAATATCGTGGACTACCCTCAATTCTACCAAAACCAAATCCATTTGCACCTGAACTACCAGCAAGAGAAAGATTTCCACCAGCACCACCAGCACCACCAGCAGCACCATAATCTCCACCACTTTGAGTGTTTTGTGCACCACCTGAACCACCAGATGTTGTGCTTCCTGCAGTCGCACCGTTTGGATTACCACCAGCATTACCAGCTGGAACTCCTGCACCACCACCTCCACCAGCACCAGAGGCATATCGTCTAGGTCCTCGACCCCATTCCTCTCTTTCAACGAAAGCACCACCGCCTCCGCCTCCGCCACCGCCTCCAGCAGCAATTTTACCACCAGATTGAATTGTAACACGAGTTCCACCAGTGCCTTCATGTTGAATACCTAAACCAGATGACCCCGCACCACCAGTTCCTCCACTGCCATAACTTGATGCTCCACCATTACCACCATCACCACCAGCACCTAAAAGTTCACCGTTTGATCCTAAAAGAACTTCAAGAATAGTATCAGAACTCCATCCAGTTCCAGTTTTTAAAGCACAATTATTAACACTACCTTTGGAAGAACTAATATCTTTATTTACAACTATAACAACTTTTTTTCCTGAAGTATCATTATCATTTCCAACAAAACCACCAACCACAACTTTAGACCTACTGGTAAATCTATCTTTAGCATTTTCAGGAAAATTTTCAGGTGAACCTGAATGATAATCAACCACAAGAGTTCTTCTTGCATCATAAAAATCACTAAATTTTATTTCACCTGAAGTTGGAACTCCTTCACTTACTGGAAGTTTTACTCCATTAAAATCTTGACCACCATTTAATCGATAATCACCAATTTTAGTTTCTGCTCCCTGAGTATATCCCAACTCAATGGCAATATCTCTTGCTGTTATAGATCCTGAACTCTGAAGTGCCATAAAAATTACTTACTCTTTTTTAACTCATCAATCTCATGCTTAAGTTCTTTAATTGCCTCAATTAAAAGTGGAACCAGTTTTTCATATTTAACTGCCTTGTAACCACTTTCTCTTGTAGTGACAACCTCAGGAAGACCAAGTTCTTCAACTTCTTGTGCAATCACACCAATACCATCCCCAGAGTTTCTTGAATTTTCATTCCATGAGAATGTATTACCACTAATCTTCATTACCTTTTCAAGGGGATTATCAATCGGTTTGATGTTATCTTTCAATCTCTCATCAGAGGTAGAAAAGGCAATTATATCACCAGTAACCTCTAAATCAACATCAGCTAAAGATGGATCACCAACTCTGACTTCATTATTTCTAACATCAAATCTAAATTCACCAGCATATAAAATTTGAACACCATCATTTCCATCATAGAATCTAATTTCATTATTTTGTCCAGTATTTCGAATTCCATATTCACCAGCACTTGGATTATGAATTTCTAAACTATCAGAGTCACCAACCCATCTTTGAATTGTTGAATTTAATCCACCAGTATTTGTAGCAATAATCGCTGGTGTAGCATCAACAGCAGTGGTTGCTTGTATTTGTGCAGTAGTTGTGATTCCTGTTATTGTAATTCCTGTTGATCTAAGATCAGTAATCGTTGTAATACCTGACAACAATAAACCAGAAGAATTAACTTCAACCTTTGTTGATCCACTATTTTGTACAAGTAAATTTCCAGTTCCAGATGATAATTGATCAATTCTTGTGTTATTACCATCATGATAAACTTCACAATCACCTATGGTTGTATCTGTTGGTGCTGTACCATTACCCAATATTATCTTTTTATTATCTTGGAATTTAGCATTTGCTTGGAATAATGCGTCTGTTTTAAAACTATTAGCATCTTTAAATTCAAGAGGTCCTGTAAATTTAACAGTTCCAGTGACAAATAGATCATTGTTAATCTTAACTTTATTATTGAATGTAACAGGACCATCAAATTGAGATAGAATCTCATTTGATTTGCCACCCTCAACAAGGATTCTTTCCTTCGCAATCACTTCATCAAAGATAACACTTAATCTTGCTGGATCTTCACCAGTTACAGTTGGAATCGGAGCATCAAATGTTCTCTCCTGTCCAGTTGTTGAACTGACTCTCTTATTACCAATAAAGAAGTCACCTCTGTTATTCATACCAGTATAAACAACAGCACCACAAGATCTTTCCTGTGATTGAACTAGAAACTCTTCTCTTTCTGTTAGTGTTTTAACTTGAACCTGTGGTAATCCAGTTGAGTAGTTACCAGGACCATAACCAACATATTCAAATGTGTGACCTGAAGCACGTATAATTGATGGTCTTCGAAACTCAACGGGTAATGGTTTAATCTTTCTGACTAATGAACCATTATCATGTGCTTCTTTGTCAGATCCTAAAACACCACGAATAACTGATAATTCATTATTTCCTGAACCTGATAAAGTTGATGAAGAAACTCTCATAATTTCATTATCAACCTGTATGTAAGATCCAAGAGGGAATCTTGACATCGTACCAATACCAGAACTTGGTAATTGAACTGTTAACTTAACATCACTCTCAGATCTACCAATCGCAGATGTAAGAACCAAAATATCACCATCGTAGAATGAAAGACCTCGTGCTGATAAGTTCTCATTAGTGCTGTTTGAAACTGCATCATTTGCCGACATTCCATGTCTCACTATGAGAGATGGAGATGATAATTGATTTGTAGTGGTAGATGTAAATTGTGTAACACTATTTCTATCCTTGACAACAAAATCACCAAGATTGTTATTTGAACTATCTAAGATACGGAATGAATTCCCTTTCACCAATCCATGTGCAGAGGAAGTTGTGAAGGTAGTTACCTTAGTTGTAGCATTAAAACTTGGAGTTCCTGATATTACAACTGGAGATCCAAGATGAATTAAGAACTGACCAGATTTTGGTAATGGATCGCTACTTGTCTTTGCGATTGATATTTTTGTAGTTGTGTTAACTTCTGTAATTCTACTATAAGTATCAGTTTCAGTTCCAATACCAGTGACTTGAACTACATCACCTACATTACTTCGAATACCACCACTTGCAACAACGTAAGTTGCACCATTGTTTCCTAATCCAAGAGTTGATGTCTTATCAAAATAGTAAGTTCCAGCACTATAATTTGCACCTGTATCTACAATCTCAACACCTGTTATTGAACCAGTTGAAACTGTAACATTTGCTGTTGCACCATTCCAGTTTGCTCCTGTTGGTGTTGAACTTGTATCTAATATTTTTACATCATAATGAGTTCCATTATTATAGGAACTCATTGAACCTGTGATTGTTCCCTCCGCAAGACTGCCAAAGTTGTGTTCTCGATCAAATGTGAGTTCAGATTCATTTGTATCTGTTCCGACTGTATTAATTTTTAATCCAACACCAAAGTTTTTAAGAAGTTTATCATTTGTTTCTCTTGTTAAACTATTCTTAAGAGAGTTAGTTGCAACATCACCAAGAGGACTTCTCTTTGCAAATGATATAGATGCTGGAGGATTATCATTTAAATTATCACGATCAAGTTGTGGATAAAGATCAACAACATTTTGACTATAATTGAAATCAGTAAATTCTTCAGAGACTGGATTACTTGCATTTAACACAAATAAGTGATAGATACCGTCTTGCTGACCAGAAATGTATGGTTTAATAGTATCATTTCTATAGATGTAGAAATTACTTAAAAGATCATTTCTCTCAAAACGTGGAAGATTAATATCTCTAGTATCTAACTGACCAGCAGTAAATGTTCCTACGTTATGTGCAATTCCATCTACATCTGTTGTGTCATAAGTAAATGTTTTACTTGATGGAACAGAACCCACTGTAAATGTTCCATTATAACCAGAATTACCAACACCCGTAGTATTTGTACTACTCTTTACTTTTTTAATAATTATCTTTTCATTTACATCTAAATCGTGTGGTAAAGATGTTGTGACAGTTACAGTTGTGCCAGATACTGTTGTGAATCCAATAAATCTAAGATTGCGATTAAATCCATGATCTGCAGTTGAAATACCAGTTGTATTATGATCTGTTGCGTTTCGATATCCTGTGCTGCTTGATTCTTGAATGATAAAACTTTCTTCTGGATTTTTTCCGTTTGTAACTTCCTTCGGAACTACAACACGAAGTTTATAAATCTTATCATCTAATGATCTTGTATCAGTTTTTCTTTGAATAAATGTAGAATTACTGTCTGTGATTGATGTTCCAATGAAGTATGATAATCTTGATGCATCTGGATCTACATGAACACACCAGCTACTATTTGTTGTATCAAAAAATACAGGAGAACCAATATCACCTGACTCTTTATCATGAACTCGACTTTCAATTTTAAGTTTTGAACCTTTATGAATTACAATTCCCTCACCATTATCAGCATCAGTTTTAGATGATGCTAATCTGATTTCTGTTGAACTTGATTTAATTGCAAAGTAGACTGTATTTTCCTCTACATTTTCGGGCAAATCGCCAGCATCACTTAAAATTCTTATCTTTTCACCTGTCTGTAATCCGTGAGTTCCAATCGTAAGAACACCATTGCTAGTGGGTCCTGCAGTAACAGCATATCTTTTGACACTAATATTACTTCCACTTGCGATTGTTGAAACTCCAAGATCGTTATCAACCATTCGAACTGACGCAGTTTTAGTTTCAATTAACGCAGGGTCATCTCCACAAGGTATAAAAAGAGTTTCTGTTGAAGCAGCACCAACACGAAATCCTGCTGTTAGTGATGGTGGTGCATCATCAGGATCTGTAAAACCAGAGAGATAAAGATGATTATTTACACCGACTGAACTTGTAAGACCAACGTTAATTTTAAACCAATCAATATTTTCTGTTGTCGAAATAATGGATTTTGGTGTAATTAAAGATGTAACAAACGCAGTATCGTCTTTTGTGAATGCTTCTTTTTTAAATCCATCAGAGTTTAATGATATTTGACCGAAGTTAGAGTTAGAGTTTGTTACAGAAGCATCACCGCCAGATTCGGCACTGAAATGTTTTGCATATCCAATCGCAAATACAGATACAATTTGTAAAATTGCATCATTCTTCATTGTAATATGGCAAGTTTCAAATCCTCTTCTATAAATCGCATCAGAGTCTAGATGATATATTTGTGAAGACTCAGATTGTGCTGCTCCTGATACTAGATTCGCTCCTTCAGGTGCGGGTGATGGAATGGTAACACCATCATATTCTCTTGTGACTTTATTATATTTTACAAATGCTCTATCATCTTTCTGTAGAGATATACCCGTAAACTGAGCAACAACCATTGAACGGAAACCAGTTGCCTTTGCTCCGTCAGCAATCATTCCATTCATACCATAAACTGAACGGAGAGAGCAGTTAAAGATGTATGGAGAAGCACCAGAGACAGTATCAGTCTCAACAACTACACTTGCAGATGCAACACTCAATGAACCACCAGAAGCTGGAGATACATTGGTAAAATCACCTTTTGCAAGATAAGTAAACGTAGTGCTACTTAAAACTTCTTGTACAAATGAAGATGTGTTATATGGAATATCAGTTACAGATCCTTCAACAACACCCTTGATTTGAATTGGAGTTCCAACATTTAAATTATGTTCAGTTGCTGTCGTAACTGTGATACGTTGTGTAGGAACAACACCATTACCAGATTGAATACTTGTAATTTGAATTGGATCTGCAGCAAAAGCACCAACAATTTCAAATTCTGGTCTTCTTGGAGCAAAACCATCTGGATTTGTTGGAAACTTATCTGCTGGAGGTATTACTTTAGTTGCAGCTGCTTCATTAAATGCATTTGATAACTTATCATAATACATTTCAAGGTCTGTATTATTATATCCAGATACCTTATTCACACCATCAGCATACTCAAAACAAGTTAGTTTATGATGAGAGAATAGTGGTGTTGCTACCTTTCCTGTAGAAGTAAAATCTTTATCGTTAATATAAACAGTTCCATTTCTGTCTCCATCAAAGATAGAGAATTGCCAAAAGTAACATGTACCAGTTATTCTAAACAACGCAGAATTAGGAACAGTTGAGTCCGTTGGATTGGGAACGTATTTTGGTCTTATCTTTGTTTTTCTTAAATCTAATCCAACAAGTGATGTACCACGAGGGACAATTGTACCACCATTCACACTATTGAATTTGTAGAGTATATTATCTTCTTGTGTTAAATCAAAGTTACTTTCTAAATCTAATGAAAAAACATTTGATGCTGGTGTTGTAACTCCACCCTTTGGTGCAACTGCTGTTGCTACATTTGGATTTGAACTACTAGGTTTAATTGCAAAACCAGGTCGGTTGTCAATCACATGATCGCCAGGATATACTAATATCGTTGTTCTTTCAATTCGGTCATTGTTTCTACCAGTGACATATGAAAATCTAGCAGATTCAATCAGTGCCCTTTGAATTGTCTTAAAAGGTTGTGCTAATGAATTACCATCATTGGTTATACTGTCCGTTGAGTCAAGGTCATTCGGATTCACATAGAGTATTCTTCCCTCTATGTTTTTTATAAAATTCTCTAATCTATTAAGAGGCATCTTCTTATTTCGGCCAAAATATTTCTATGTTCTATTTAGTTAGGCAGATAATCTAGATTTTTATACTATAAAAATCTTTTAGCAAATTTACCTGCAGCACCCGCCAAAGGTCCACCATACATTCCTGCTGCAGCAGAAGCTAAACTAGCAGCAGAAACATAACTTCCAGCGAAGGATGAGAACAAACTACTTGTTTTAAGTAGGTCTCCAATGTTACCTCCTCTTGTGGTTGTATGTACTTTATCTGCATTAGTTAAAACTTCTTTAGTTGCACCCTGCTCTGGATAACCAATTTGTATTTTTTTTGGTGCTAGCAAACTTAAATTATTTGTTGCCTCAATGATTATATTCTTTGCTGTTAATCTTATTTCACCTTTGTCAGCATTTACATTGTAATTTCCATGATGAACAATTGTTCGAAAGGCATCCTCGTTATCTTTACATCTGACACCACTCTCTACCTGTAAGATGTTTTCAGTATAATATCTTGCAAAACCAGTTTCATGGAAGGACATATTATTTTTTACCTTATCCTTTGTTATTCCTTGAATAAAATATACGGTTTTCCCAGAATGAGTCATGACCTCATTCCCAGTGTCAATTAGAAACTGAGGACCGAATGTTTTTAATTCATGATTTTGTTGATTTGCCATTTTTACTTTGTTCTGGTTTAGGATATGCACCTACACAATCAATAGATTGAAGAATTTCTTGATTTGTGTTTGATTTAGTTGGGGTAGATGACATGATGGGACGCAAAATAGCACCAACACCCTCATTAATAATATCTATATTAGGTATTGCATCATATGGTTTTTGGCAAGTAATTTCAACACCCGTAACTTTTCCATCAACTACTTGAAGTGTCATACAGTCATCATCAATAAATGCATTTTCATATCCCTCACCACCATCTTCAACTATAACTTCTTTAAGGAATACATTATCAACTTCTCCTGGTAAATCAACTGGATAATTTTCACCTTCACTAATTATAACTACATTTTTTATTTGTCCGTATGTTGGTGAATTTACATTTTTATCAATAATTACTTTTCCAAAAGCACCGTAACCTTGGTCACAATTATCACCAAAATCAATAAGAGGTTCTTGAGTATATCCACTACCAGGATTTGTAACTTCAAATCCAATAATACTCGCTGTTCTTTGTATCTCACCATACAAGTCATCAGGATCAATTTTATTGAAAATTTTTCCTAAGAGAACTTTACCTGCACCACCTTCTCCATCACCACCATATATTTCACCAGTTGGAGCACCACATTTAAATTTATTTCCAGTATAACAATCTGTCCCTATATTCTGATCCGCTGCATCACTTACTTTTGAACCAAAAATTGTCCATTGACCATATTCTTTTTCAAATTTTGTTAACTTTTCTCCTACTCCAGATCCAAAGTTCTCGATTCTCTTAGCTGCAGCATTGGCACCAGCCGTTGCTTTATCCATGATATTTTGTTGTTCCTCTTCACTTTTTGGTTTTTTAGATGATGGTTTATCGATTTCATATTTGTTTGATCCTGAATTACCACCAGTTTCTGGAACACCACAGTTGAAGAAATCTCCAATTTTATTTGCTAAGTTAATGCCAGCACCTAAAATGTCTTTAACTTTGAATAATGGTCCTAAAACTTTACTGATGCCACCAGTCAAAGGTGTAACAATACCATCAATCAAAGAATTAACTTTAGTTAAAACAGCACCAACAAATTGTTGTACCGCACATGCAGGTGCGTTAAGTGAATTCTTAACAAAACCAGTTAACATATCCTCAAGTGCACCTTGTAAAGAACCAACTACCTTTGATACAAGACAGTTCATACCTTTAAATACACCTGAGATAGGTTTTATTAAAGCTTCTTGTGCTCTCTTCACTATACGAAGAGCAACATTGTATTGAGGGATAGAACTGAATATTGTTGTAGCGATTACATTCAGTCCACCTTTAATACCACTAATCATCGCACCTGATAATGCATTGTTCATTTGACCTACAAATGTTTGTGCTCCATTTGCAATTAAAGATGCTGTACTTTTAATTTGACTTGGCAAGTCAAAAAGAGCATCATCTAATTTAGTTGCAGCAGATAAAAAATTAGTTAAACTATTTTCAGTTCTAACTGCAAAACTTTTTAACTCAGTAGATGCGGTTAAAACTGTTTGTCCTGTGGTTGCTGATGCTGGTTGTAATTGTTCAGTAACTAAGTTTTGATATTGATCAGTTTTATTAATAAGATTTTCATTTTGATCAAAATTAAGTTTATCTCCATTAAGTGCTGTCACATTTCCAAGTTGTTCAGGAAATTGTGTTTTTGCAGCTTCAATATTATTTTGCCATATATCAGAGGGTGGAGATGTTTGAATTAAATCCGTAAATGCTGTAACCTGTTGTGAATTTAATTGTTCTGGTGGTGGTGAAACATCCTTTTTAAGTGGTTGTGTTTCAGATTTTCGTCCATCCCTTAGTGAAGCCTCAAATGTTCCATCCGTTAGTGAAGCCTCAAATGCTAGTTCTTCAGATATATCGACAATATCACCCACTCTATTACCTTCTGATGCATTTCTCTCAGCAGTTCTTCGTCTTAGTTCTGCTAGTCTACTATTCCTATCGCTTGAATCCGAATATGTCATATTTTAAATTATTTTAATATAATTGTATTTATTAGAATATATCAAGAGCTTCATCAAGACCACTTCGATCTCCTGCCCTTGCTCTTTCTATTTCAGCATCAAAATCAGCATCTACCTGTTCTTGCGTTAAACCAGATAGATTTACTGATCCTTTTGTAGGAGGTTTTGGAAGTGCACCAACAACATTTTCTGAATCTAATCCACCCACAACTTTATCTTTTAGTTGATTGAGAGGAGTTCCTTTCCCTTTTCCATTTCCTTTATTTAATTTTCCAATTAGTATAGGAATTTTAGCAAGAGCAGTTTGAGCAAATTCCTGTAGTTCTTGTAAACCAGGTTTTATCTTTTTAGTAAATCCACTATCAATCGCATATTTACCTTTCATATTTTTAGGCACAAGACCTGTTCTAGGAAAAGCACTAAGAATAAAAGGTGCTGTTCTATCTGGTCCTAAAAATATACCCATAACCATATCACCTTGAGATATTTTTAAACTTTCAGATCTTCCAGCAGCACCTGTCCCTGCAGTAAGGGGAAGAAGAGACTGTGCTACAAAAACTTCATCATCACTCACAGTATCATTGTTTGAATAATCTGATACTAAACGAACTCGATATCGATATCCCCAACTTCCACCAGACATCAAAGTCCTTTGAGTTGGATTTTTATCTGCGTTTACTATTTTTCCTACCCAAAAACTTACGTTTTCTCCAAAAACAGTTTGATCAGGTAATTTTCCAATTTTTGACATTTATATTCTCCTTAATTTAATCAGTTTCTTCTTCATTGTTGTTTTCCTCATTCTTAACATGTAAACCATAAGTGTCACGAGCAAGTGTCATTGAAGTAAATGATCTTTTAGAATCAAAATGATGACACAGGTGAAGAATCAAATATTTACCACTCGTATGTTCATCTAATCCACCCAACTCTTTGTCATCACCCTGTCTCTCAATTTCAACTTTAACTACGTCCCCAGCTCTTAATTCTAAATTACATGGAACTTGTATTTCCATCATTTGGGAATGTAAGAGATTATATCTCATTGGAGATTTTGCTTGCCACTCTCTAGGATCATTATTTGGAGTAAGATTTTTATAATCTAAACTTCCAATATCTAAGGTGATGTGATTTGTTTTACTATATCCATCACTGGATCCATTACGATAATCAATCTTCTTTCCAAGAGTTTTATTTACTTTTGTTCCTATTCCACCTTCTGCTCCTTTTAAAGTATAAAATTTTTCATCTACCTCAAGAGTTGAAGGGTTAAAAAATATATTACGAGAAGACATCCATTTTTTTCTCTCCTTAACATTTTGATCTTTTATGAATCTAGGTGGTCTTACAATTCTAAAATCATTCTCATCGTTATCTAAGTTCGATAACATCCCCCCTGTATATGTGTAAGTTTCAACTGGTCTTTTTGAAATAAGATTATCGATTGCTCTGAAATTATGACCATCTTGAGTTTCATAGAAAAAATATCCAGGATCACCTTTTGTTGGAATTGATCTTCGGCAAAGGTCTGTAATTAAATCTAAACCACCTTTTGACCTTGATATAAAGTCATAACTATTCCTTGTTTTATCAATTTTAAATTTTCTTATTTTTAATTCCTTCAAAATCTTTTTGACAGTATTACTGATTCTACCCTTGTATGTGATTGTTGGATTCTTTATTTCTAAATTATCTATTGTAGCATTTGATACTAATGATAGAAAAATACTTTGTCGATTTGAATCCTCTGATATGACAGGAGCACTATTGACACGCAATGGTTTTCTCGAAAAATCTAATGTTCCAGATTTTGATTTGATTTTAAATTCAAGATCTTCATCACCGATAATAGGAAGTGATGATTTAATGCTTCCAAGTCTCTCCTGAGTATCTTGTGCCTTATCAGCTTTTATTGCTCCTGAAGCGTCTACAAAAATTAAATCAGCAGTCACCTCTGGTGAATAAACACTTTCAAAATAATTAAATGATGCAACTTTACCTACAAGATTTGCTTCCTTTTTATCATTACGGATAATCATTTTTTCGTAAATTGATGCTCTTGATGCACTTCCTGACATTTATTCTCTCCTATGTTAATACTTCAACTACTTGTCTTTGAATAATTACTATTTTTTCCTTCTCAGTATCCATCTCTTGATTTATCATTTCCAAAGATTTATCGATTTTCGATGTTAAGTCTTTTGGTTTAATTATATTCTTTAACTTAGGAAAACTTGATGGAGATATTGACTTTGATTTAGTGTCTTCCTGATTATTATTTAATTGATTTTCCCCAGTATTAACATCAATTCCAAGAGACATCTCAGAATTATCACCATCACCCTCAACACCCTCAACACCTTCAATTACTGAATCATCAGCAACATTTGATTCTAATTCACTATTTTCTGAGGTATCTTTTTTATTAAATATGTTAAACAAATTTTTAGATGGTTCGGTGATTGCATTTATAAATCCTAGTATTTTATCTATTACAGAATTTAATTGATCAAATTTTTTTTTAACTTCATCGAAAGCATTTTTTAATTTATTAATTAAGAATGGAAGTGTATTTACGAGCACACCAGTTCCTAATAATCCTAGAGTACCCATAAACATATCCATTGGTTTCTTAATGACAGAACCAACTTTTTTTGAAGCACCTGCCAATGGTGATGATTTTTTCATTTTTTCTACATTTTCTTCTTTCTTTTCTCTCTTTAGTAATTGTAATTTATTATACTCTAATCTTTTTCCTACGACCTTAACTTTAGATAATTTTTTACTATCATTGACAAGCACACTTTTAATATTTGTGACCGTAATTTTAAGTTTTTTTATACTCTTGTTAACCATTATTCACTATCCCCTAATAAGATGCCATGAATCTTTGGTGTTTTTTCCATGTCTGGATTAGCAGAATTTATTGATGTTACATAAGGAACCTGTGTTGCATCCCCCTCACCGTTAAATACTTTATTTGTAGTTCTTCTATCATCAATTTCTTTATTAAGATCTTGAATAATAATTTTAGTATTATTATCTTTTTTTAAATTTTTATTTAATTCTTTTGCATTCTTTTTATTAAGATATCTATTAATACCAATTATAGGAGTATCCTTGAATAAACCAAATTCTCTTGCTACGTCATATGCAGTAGCTGCCCATCCGAGAACTGGAACTGCACTTGCTATTGATAACACACCACCAAAGGGGTCACCTGCCTTAAATCTTACTCCTGCAGAAGCAAGATCAAAAGTTATACCACCAATAGCAGTAAAATCACCAAGAACACTAGCTGATGAACGCCCTACAAGTTTGCCAATTTTACTAGATGTTATTTTTTTTACAACTTTGCTGTCTACAATTTTTTTGAATATGTTTGTTTTTTTAACCTTTGAACCTTTTTTTGCTAAATCAATATTTGTTTTTATACCACCACCAAATTGTCCAGATTTTTTCAGAACATCACCAGTTATTTTTGGTTTTGGTTTTGGTTTAATATTTTTCGGTTTGAATATTCTACTTGTTATAGGTTTAGTAATGAATTTACCAAACTTTACAAAAGGCGATACAACTGTATTAATTATTCCTTTCGTTGCAACTAACCCTGTTCGTTGCAAACCCCTAACTACATTATTTTGCTCTTCTGAGGTTAATTTAGTCCAGAATTTAATCGCAGTATTACCAGCAATACCAGCACCTAATAATGTAGCAGCTGATATTAATTTATCAAAAATTCCTGTAAGTGGTGAAGTTACTTTAGATGCAACAGAACCAATACCAGACCCTAATTTAGATTTGTTTTTATTTACTTTCTCTAAATCTCTCTCTGCATTTCTTCTTCTTTCTTCATCAAGTTGATTTTTTAGTAACTTATTCTCTAACTTACCCTCATTTATTCTATTTGCATAATCTGTAGTAAGTATATTTCCAATATTTTGAAGTGTAGAATTAATTTTAATTATTTCATCTTCCTTACCACCAAAAGGTTTTTGTGCTTTTAGCACATTTTTTAAAAGAGTTATCTTTCTCTCATTTCCAGCAACTCTCTCTTCTAAGTCATCTGATCCATCTAACTGAAATAATTTATTATTATCTAAACCACCCCTACGAACTAAAGAAGAATTTTTACCTAAAACAACAGCACGACCTTTTCCATCACCAAAGATGGTCTTCATATTGGTCACATTCATTTTTGGTCTACCACTCATGGCAGACATTTTATTTTTAAAATTTTGAAATACTGGAGATGTCTCATCCATTGTTTTGTTGCTGTTTTAAATTTTCCTCTTCAATATACTGAGTTAGTAGGGTAACATAGACTTCTCTTTCCCATGGCATCATATTTTCAATATCTGCTAAAGAATATTTATGATGTTGCATTAACGCAAAATTAACTCTAAAGTATGACTCAAGATTAGTATGAGCCATACTTAGGTGAAAAAACTTGCTAATCCCTCCAATACAACCTCTGATTCGACTTTAGTTTTTGGATTCGTAACCTTAACTTTGTGAGAAAGTTTTGGCATCGTTTCAAAAAACTTTTCAATTAACTTAAATTGTTTGCTGTTAAGTTGTTCAATAAATTCTTCCAACTCTTTCTGTGATGAATCTGCAGCATCCCAACTCTCTTCATTATCATAGATCATTTCAATACATGATGTAATCATACCCATAGATTTGTCAATATCACTTCCCTCACCACCATCTTGACCAGATTCAAAATTACTTTCAATAAATTGAGTCATAGATGGATATTTAAGTTTCATTGAGTATTGATCATCGAGTTTGATAATACTCTTATGACCTTTAACTTTCTGAACTTTAATACTATCAATATTGATTGACATCTCTACAGATGTCTTTCCATCATCTGGGCAAGTTAAATTTACATCAACAGTCTCACCGACAGACTTTGAGCGAACATTTAAAAATAGATATTCAATATCAAAAGTTGCTAATTTAGTTATATCTATATTCTTAGTAAGAATACACTCAGATAATATATCAACAACTGCATTTGTTATTTGTTTAACATCTTCACTTTCTAATGCAAGAATAAGAATTTTTTCCTCTCTGACAAGAAATGGACGATATTTAATTTTTTTCCCGTTTGAGGGAATGGTTAATTCATAAGTCGGTGTATTAATTTTTGGTAATGCCATAATGTTTTCACACTTCAGTAAATTTATTTATAGAGGTAATTTTAACTTCTAGTCATAACGTATCTATCATAGTTAAAACTAACTGTGACTTTTAGTAGATCTGCTGTACCGTAAGTTACAGGTAATGATGTAATTGATTTTGGAAAAGCATTTACAAATTCATAAAGTAAAGTTCTTCCAAGATTCTTTTCAAACTTAGTTATACTCATTGTATCACATTTATAGTCATTTGGATATTTAAATCTCCTGTAAAAACCCCTTTGACCTAATCCAATACCATCAGCATCTGCTCCACTTGAAATATAATCCATCCATCCCTCAAACACTCTTAACATTGTATAATCTTCATCAACATAAAAAGTAAAATCAATATCAGTGTACAATCTTGTATGAGCAAACTCTTGCGGAATGCCTATGAAATTATCCTTAACCTCAGCTGTAGCAAAAGCACTTGCTGGTAAAGATGCATCAGAACAAAGTAATCCTGCATCTCTAGATAAAAATTCTTTCGCGTTATCAATACCAATTGATTCAAGATAATCTGTTATTGTTTTTTTCAATATAGAAAAATTAACTTGATATTGATTCGTTATAGACAGTTTGCCAAGTTTCTCCTTGACATCCTGCATTGTTATTCTTTGTACTAACCCTGCCACTCTAAATACCTTATATGAGTCTTTTATTATTTCTATTTAGATGACTTACAAAGGAAAATTCAGACCAAAGGTTCCAAAGAAGTATCGTGGCGATTATACGAACATAATATATCGCTCTTCATGGGAACTTAAATTCATGAAATACTGTGATACAAACAAAAATATCTTAGAGTGGGGAAGTGAAGAATTCTTTATTCCTTACATGTCTCCTATTGATAATCGTGTTCATAGATACTTCCCAGACTTTTATATCAAAGTAAGAGAAAGCACTGGACAGATTAAAAAGTATGTGATTGAGATTAAACCAAAGAAACAATGTATTGAACCAAAAATACAAAAAAGAAAAACAAAAGCATATATCCGTGAGGTTTGCGAGTATGCAAAGAATCAGGCAAAGTGGGAAGCAGCAACAGAATATTGTAAAGATCGTAGATTAGAATTCAAAGTATTGACTGAGAGTGAGTTGGGTATAAGATAATGGATAGAATCGCAGAGATTGCAGATAATTTAATTGGAATTGAAAGTCCTGATGACTTGATGTTGGAAATACTTGAAGCACTTCCACAAACAGAGACAATACCTGAAGCAGGAAACTACTATACCTTTGTATATCAACCAAAGACACCTAATGTTCGATATGATGAGTTTCCCCTTGTCGCAGTCACAGATGTATTCAACTGGGGATTTAAAGGACTCAACTTTCACTGGGGTAATGTGCGTCAATACACATGGCAAGAGGTGATTGGTAACCTTCATATTGTCAATTCAGATGAGGTTGAATCGTTGCGAACAATACCCTTTGCTAAGTTTCGTATAAATAGATAAAAAAAGAGGTCGATAAAATGTTAGGTGGTTCGTTAGGTATTGATGAAGTACTAAAGAAAAGAAAGCAAAAAAACACAAATCTTACTGAAAAAGATTTAGAAGATATAAAAAAAGAAGAGGGATTAAATAATTTTATAATACAAAGTGATAAATATAGACAAGTAAAGGATAAAAAGGGAAATACTGTAATACAGAAACGTGAGAAGGTAGGGGAAGGTCCAGATGTAATAGAAGTAAATAATTTAGACGGAACAAATGCAGAAGTAAGTGAACAAATTCAAAATAAGTTAAAAAAAGAAAATAAAAAAAATAAAAAGAAAGAATTTAGCACCACAATCTCAGGAGAACAAATTAAAAGGACTTACAGAGATCGAGGTGGGGTATTAAGATATCCGTTTGAAGCATTAACAGAAAGAACAGATTACTTACAAATTGATATTAATCAATATGAATCAGTTAAAGAGAGAACTGGTTTTTCTGTTGGACGTACCAATAGAGTATCTCCTCTCAGAGGAAGAAATCCATTTGGAGTAACAACAAAATCACTAGTCAATAAAGGCACAATATTATTACAAATACCATCTCAAGTCGAAGATGGAAACTCTGTTAATTATGGTTCATCAGAATTAAACAGTATAGCAGGTGCTGCTTTAAGTGGTGCTGTTAATGTAATGCAGGACATGGCTGAACCATTATCTAGAGGTGATGTGCCAGGTGCATTTACAGCTGGTGGAGATGCAATAAAATCTGCTTTAATAGCAGCAGATATAGATATTAATACAGCAACTGCTTTAGCAACTAAAAAAATAGCAACTTCAGTTGTGGGTACTTTTGGTGCTAATGTATCAGTAAATCAACTATTGCAGAGAGAAGAAGGACAAATATTAAATCCAAACATGGAGTTGTTGTTCAATGGTCCTACATTAAGAAACTTTAGATTTGCTTTTAAGATGACACCAAGAAGTCCAGAGGAAGCAGAGCAGTGTAAGTTAATCATAAGGACATTTAAAATGAATATGGCACCAAAGGTCACAAGTGGTAGGGGAACTGCGAGTTTATTCTTAAATACACCTAACGTATTTGAATTAAGATACAAGAGTGGAGCTGCCAATCATCCGTTCTTACATCGATTCAAACAATGTTTCTTGACAGATATGTCAGTCAACTACACTGCTGAAGGGGTATATGCTACATATGAAGGTAGAGAACCAGTTTCAATGATTATGAATTTAACATTCAAAGAACTTGAACCAATTTATGATCAAGATTACTTTGATGCTGGTGGATTTGATGCTGACAGCACAGTAGGATTCTAAAATGGGATATTTCAGAGAGTTACCAAATTTACTTTATCAGTCATTTTTACCTGATAAAACATCTTCTTTAGATTATACAGAAGTTAAAAATTTATTTCGTAGAACTAAATTAAGAGATGACCTACAAAATATTTTTACTTTATTTGATAAGTATGAGATACCAGATGAATTTCGTCCAGAAAATGTAGCAGAGGATTTTTATGGAAATGATGAATTAGATTGGGTAGTTTTAACAACTGCAGGTATTGTAAATGTTCGAAATGAATGGCCACTGAATAATCGAGATATCTTCAATTATTCTTTTGAAAAATATGGTGATAACTTAAATGCAACTCGATTTTTTGAGACAAAAGAAATCAAGAACAGCAGTGGTAGTATAATATTAGAAAAAGGAAAAGTTGTAGATTCTGATTTTGTTTTTAAATATTATGATACAACTGGTATCGTAGAGGTCAAGGGAACTAATGTTCGAACAGGTGTATCTAACTATGATTATGAAGTTAGATTAAATGAGGAAAAAAGAAGTATATTTGTTTTAAAACCAGAATACTTACAACAATTCTTAAGTGATTTTAGAGATATCATGCTTTATGGTCAATCCTCACAGACAATCAATGATAATTTAATGAAGACAGAGAATACAAATATAACAATGCCATAAAAAAAGAGGTCTTGCGACCTCTTTCATCAGATTTGATTATATTTCATTACTCAGATGCGAGTTTTGAAAAATATGATAATGCGTCATCATCATCATCTTCGTTGACACTAGATGGTGTTGTAGATACAGCAGCAGTAACTAATTCTTCTGCTGAACCACGATCATTATCTTCATCAAAACTCTCTTCGTCTGAACGGGTAGTAGCAGGTTTATTACCTAATACATATCCAAGACGAGTTTTAAGTTCCTCATATGTTTTAAACTGATCTCCAGCAACTATTTCAGCAAGAGAGTACTCTTTCTTCCATAATGCTTCGAGAGCATCGTCATCATCAAGTAGTGGAGTTGTAGCAGTAAACTCAGAACTATCATAGTTTCTGTATCCTGCAACATTCTTTGCTTTTAACTTGAAGTTTGCACCTTGCCAGAAATCG